TCCCTGGGAACTACGTGCCGAAGGTGTGAATGAATTAACAGACTTCGCACCAGAATTAGATTGGGAACCATTGCGTCAGGAGATGAAACAATATGGAGTACGTAATGCAACACTTATGGCAATTGCTCCCGTGGAGAGTAGCAGTGTTGTCATTAATAGTACTAATGGCATTGAGCTTCCGATGAGTTTGATCACTGTGAAAGAAAGCAAAGCTGGAAGCTTCACACAGGTAGTGCCTGAGTACCATAAATTAAAAAATCGTTATCAGTTGATGTGGGATCAGAAAGACTGTGATGGATATATCAAAACAGCAGCAGTGTTGGCAGCCTATGTTGATCAGTCAATATCTACCAATACTTTTTACAATCCTGCACACTTCCAAAATCGCAAAGTGCCCACAACATTGATTGCACGAAATCTCATGCAAGCGCACCACTGGGGACTAAAAACTTTCTACTACAGTTTGATCAACAAACACGGATCAAAGAGTCAGGAAGGCGACGACGAAGCTCAGTTGCAAAAAGTCATGGATGAGCTTGCCATCACAGCCTGGGAAGATGATGACTGTGAAGCCTGCAAACTCTAAAATATTAATATGCGGAGATAGTTTTGCTGCTGATTGGTCAGTGAAATACCATGGTGTGGGTTGGACCACACTGTTGGAACAAGATTACTCAGTGCGGAATGTTGCACAGGCAGGTTGCAGCGAGTACAAGATACACTGCCAATTGCGCAACGAAAAGATCACAGACTATGCGGCTGTCATTATATGGCACACCAGTCCTTATCGAATACCAGTCGCACAGCATCCGTTGCACTCAGGCGATAGTTTGCATCATCACAGTGATCTGTTGTACAGTGACATCAAGGCACAGGTTCAAGACCACCCTGAACTCAATTGTATCGTTGAGTTTTATGAAAAGTATTTTGATACAGCAGCAGCAGAGTTCACACACAACTTGATTTGCGAACACATAGAAATTCGCACACACAACCATCCCTGTGTGATACATGCACATGCCATGCCCTGGGATGGATTATATAAATTTCGTTCGGTAATAGACTTTCAATCGGTGTTTAAACAACATCGTGGATTGATAAATCACTTTACCAACGAAGGTAATCAAATAGTTTATAATAAAATAAAGGATCGTTTGTATGAGCAAGCAACAATATGATTTACGCACTGCCACAAATTACACCACACGCAAGATGTTCTTGGATCCAGCAGGTCCTGTGACAATTCAACGATTTGAAGAAGTCAAGTACAACAAACTGGCAAAGATGGAACAAGAAGCTCGTGGATTCTTCTGGGTACCTGAAGAGGTAAACCTCACCAAGGACTCGCAAGATTTCAAAGAAGCATCAGACACAGTCAAACATATCTTTACCAGTAACCTGTTAAGACAGACTGCCTTGGACAGTATTCAAGGACGCGGCCCTGCGCAGGTGTTTACCCCCTGTGTTAGTTTGCCCGAGCTAGAAGCATTGATGTATAACTGGAGTTTCTTTGAAACCAACATACACAGTAGAAGTTACAGCCATATCATTCGCAACATCTACAACGTGCCCAAGGAAGTGTTCAACACTATTCACGACACCAAAGAAATTGTTGACATGGCGTCCAGTGTGGGACGTTACTACGATAAACTTCATGCCATCAACTGCATGAAAGAGCTGGGCGAGATCATGCAAGGCAAAGTCAATGAGCAGGCACACATTGAAGCCATTTGGCTGGCACTCAATGCCAGCTATGCATTGGAAGCGTTTCGTTTCATGGTATCGTTTGCCACAAGCCTAGCCATGGTGGAGAATCGTATATTCATTGGCAACGGTAATATTATTTCATTGATACTGCAAGATGAAATTTTACACAGAGATTGGACAGCGTTTTTGATCAATCAAGTTGTCAAAGAAGATCCAAGATTTGCTGCGGCTCGTGTGGAGTGCGAGGCCGAAGTGTACCAACTATATCAGGATGTAATACAAGAAGAAAAAGCCTGGGCCGAATACTTGTTTAGCCGTGGTCCAGTGATTGGCCTCAACGCCAACATACTCAAAGACTTTGTTGACTACACAGCAGCCAATGCTCTCAAAGAGATTGGCATCAAATACACTGAACCACATCCACGCAACACACCAATCCCTTGGTTTAACAAACATGTGGATACTCATAAAAAACAAACTGCACTGCAGGAAAATGAATCAACTAACTATGTTATCGGAGTCATGAGTGATGAGATTGACTACGACGCATTACCTACACTATAACAAGGAAAAATAATAATGAAAGCAACAGTATGGAGCAAATATCACTGTCCGTTTTGTGACCAGGCCAAGGCCTTGTTGAAACTCAAGGGCATTGCATTTGAAGAAAAAAAGATCGGGGAAGGGTACACCCGTGAAGATTTACTAGTAGCAGTACCCACAGCACGTACAGTTCCACAGATTTTTCTTGGTGAAGAATATGTGGGTGGATTTACCGAACTCAAACAAAGGTTACAATGATAATTGAAAACGATAAAGTTTATACATTTAAAATCGCCAACGGCGATGAAATAATTGGCAAAGTTATTGCTCAGACTGAAACAGGAATTGTGTTGCATCAGCCCTTGACTATTATCCCCAGTCAACAAGGCATACAACTAGTGCCCAGTTTGTTTACCACAGAATTGGCTGTGGACGTCACAATAAATAGAAACAACATTGTGATGACTGCTGAAACAAGAGAACAAGTATGCGACAGCTATCTTGAATCAACCACAGGAATCAAGCCCGTTCGCAAACAAATATTAATGGCGTGACACACCGCTTTGTAGTAATGCGCCGTGGCAGTCTTGAAACCTACACAGAGTTTGAGGATATTCCCCGAGACTTTGAGCATGTGATAGAGTTTGTGCCGGAAGTTCCGCCCGGGCCGCACACAGAAGAACAGCACAGAGAAATAGAGCAGTGGAATGATCGATTGCAACAGTTAATGAGGATAGAACATGCCCGCAGTAGCTAGAAAAGGTGACACCAACGTACCACATTGCTCTGGACACAATGTCCAATCAGCATCCGGGGATGTATTTGTCAATGGCCGAGGTGCCGCAAGAAAAGGCGATAGCAACACAGTTCATGTCAAACCTGGTGGCGATAGGTGTCCGGCTCACTCGGCCACAGTCAGTGGTGGGTCAGGATCGGTGTTTGTGAATGGTCGTCCCATAGCCAGAGTTGGTGATCCTTATGGTGGATGCACATCAATTGCTCAAGGTTCGGGAGATGTGTTCGCAGCATGACTACTCCGCTACAGTTAATTGCCACAGCAGGATTGTATCAAAACACAGGTATTGCAGCCAACACTGCCATGCTCACAGCTATCAGCAGCTACGAAACTCTAAGTTTGATATCACCTTTGTTGACTGCTAGAATTGTAGGCGCCACTGCCAACATTCCATCGGGTCCTGGCAACATCTCAAGATTCAGCAACACAACTATTGCCAATCTCAACTCACTTGGTACCACAACCTGTGCGGCATTGGCTGACAATGTGCCTAGTTCAGTAACCGGCGTAACTCTTACAAATACCACACCAGGACTTTCTGGTGCAATCAAAGTTGGAGCCAATGTAGTCATACCCAGTGACCTTACCAAGTTTATACAGGCGTTTGGATCAGCAACTGGCTATGTACAAATCACCAATCAAGTAATTAACACTTCAAGAAATTCTGCAACATTCCTTGGCCCTACCTTTACCAGCATGAATGCGTTGACCACTGGCGATGTTTCAAGTGTCACCACCAATGCTGCTGCGTTTGGCGCAGACCTAGCTCGGCTTGGTAGTTTAATTGATCTCAGTAGACTGGGAGAACTGGGAACACCGTCGCAGTTGTTGAGACAACTGATCATCACAGGTGGGTTGACACCCGGAGTTGAGGGTGCATTGAATGATGCAGGCATTGCCACTGATACTGTCAACAGTCTGCGTGATGGCAACTATGAGTTGGCCGACAGTCTACAAAATGCTGCTTATCAGGCCATGTTGACAGTGACAGGTGACGAGTTGACACAGGTATTGGATATATTAGATGTCACCACTGCTGGTATCTTGACCATGGCAGATCTGTTGAATCCTTATAAGTTGTTTCCCAATAGTTTTCAAACTTTAACAGCACCAACCAATCTCAGCTCTTACACCCTGGCCAACATTTACATCAACTCCAGTGGTGCAGTTAATTCAAATTTGGAAACAGTGCTGCCAGTCTACTATATTGAGGTAGCAGTATGATGATACCGTTTCAAAGACTTGAAAAAATGATTCCTGCAGATCAGGCCTTGGCCAACAAAGCTCTGCAGGCCAGCCTGGAGCAACTCAAAAATGTAGCCAGTTTAAAACTAAATGATTTGGCTGCAACAGTACTGGCAATTGAAACCAATGCCGGACTTGGGCTCATTACCAGTTTGACTCAGGCCGTACCAGATTCAGTACGCACAGCTATAAACAGCACAGTGGCCACCGGGTCCGGGCCCAATGGTACCTTGGTGTTGGGTGATGTGCTGGGATGTGCATCAGGGTACAACATCACCGCACAGATGGCCAACACAGTGGCAGTGATCAACACCATGACCACCACCAACTTGCAAAACATCTACAAAGTCATGGCCAACACTGCCAATCAAAACTACGGTGTATACACCGGGCCAATTACTATTCCCATAGGCCAACCCGGTTACGGAACCTATGCTGATATGGATGCTGCGTTTAGCAACTTGGTTATCTTGGCATCATCTAATATCTCTACCTTGGTGTCAACCTATCCCACACAGACCACACAGTTGAATTCAAACTTTGTAACCATTGCCAATACAGTGGCTTCTCAACAGGCCAGCATTGGTGGCAACACTGCATCAGGTATTGACTATGCCAATCTTCAAGCCAATCTTCAATCTGTGATCCCAAGTTTTGTTGACAGTCTACACGACTATGGGCTACAAGTTGCTGCCGGCGAAGCCAATGATTATCTAACAGCAGTGGCCAACGTCTCTAATCAAACCGGGCAGGCCATTGTTGGTTGCCTACGCGAAGGACGTAATCTGGCTCTGCTAAACAACGGCGGAGTAGGGGTCAACAGCGATATCCCAGCCACATAGCATTTTTGCAACATTGCAGAATTGCTAACTTGACCAATAATCCTGTCACTGTTATACTTGCGGTATATTAACAGAGATAGGATCTAAATAATGAGTGCCGAACAACATCTTATCATGGGCATTGACTTTACCCAACCACAATTTCAAGGACTCCAGGTGGCTGCTGATTGGATACGCGATTTAGAAAGCTCTGACAGTAGATTACACAAAGAACGAGTGATTGAAAAAGCATTGATGGCCAGCAAATTAGGCAGTGCCAATGCTCAGTGTTTCTTGTTCAATTGTTTTCTTGCCTATAATCCTTTCTACACTTACAATATCAAACAAGTGCCAGAAACTCAAGGGCTAGTTGATCGTCCCAATCCTTGGCCGCAGTTCTGGGCCTTGTGTGAAGCATTGCGTACCCGATCAGTCACTGGCAATCACATGCGTGACATGGTAGAGGAATGCAGCAAAAACTTTGACAGCAATGAATGGAACATGCTGTGTCGTAGAGTGTTGATCAAAGATTTGCGCTGCGGCATCTCAGAAAAAACGCTGAACAAAGTGCTGGGTAATTCAGAATGGAAGATTCCGGTGTTTACTTGCCAGTTGGCCACTGACTCTGCAGACCGTCCCAATAAACTCACTGGCACCATGCGGCTTGAAACCAAACTTGATGGTGTGCGTGTGTTGGCTTATATCAATAGCAGCGGGTTGGTGACATTGTACAGTCGTAATGGCAAAGTGTTTGAAAACTTCCCGCATATTGAACAAGCTCTTACTGGTGTTGCCAAGACAATCAAAACAAAGTTGTCATCGCATGAAGGTGTGGTATTAGATGGAGAAGTCATTGGAGAAAGTTTCCAAAGTCTTATGAAGCAGGCTCGCCGTAAGACTGATGCCAATGCATCAGACAGTGTGTTCTATGTGTTTGATTATTTGCCATTGCCTGATTTCCAACGTGGATACTGGAATGCTCAATTAGATAAACGCATAGCTGGGCTAGAAAAGATTCGCACAGACTTGGGCAATACCGCTGCAGTAAAAATCATGCCAGGCATTGAAGTTGATATGGATGTCGGCGAAGGGCATGACATCATGCGCAGATTTGCCGAAGATGCTGTGGTCGAGGGCTATGAAGGTATTATGATCAAAGCTCTAGGAGCACCTTACGAATGCAAGCGCAGCACATTTTGGATGAAGTGGAAGCCCACAATCACAGTGGATCTAGCAATTGTGGGATTTGAGCCGGGCACTGGTCGCAATACTGGCAGGCTGGGTGCTATAATCTGCGAAGGTGAAGATCAAGGACGCCGCATACATGTAAATGTGGGTTCGGGATTTACTGATGCGCAGCGTGATGAGTTTTGGCAAACTCGCAGCACGTTGATGGGAGTAGTTACTGAAGTGCAGGCTGATGTTGTGAGTCAAAATCAAGATGGTACATACAGTTTACGGTTCCCAAGATTTGTGAGGTTCCGTGGATTTGAAGCCGGAGAGAAACTGTAAATGGTAATACCAAGAATATCAAATACTTTGCTGCAAGAAGTCACTGATGTAACATATCGCCTGCAGGCTATCAACGCCTACAAACATAAAAATGACTTGGATGAGTTGCATCAGGAAAAGGTTAGACTGTTGGCAGTTCAAGAAGCGCATAGATTATTGAAGAACTATAATTACATGAAAGATACCGAGGAACTCCGACAGTATGTGTTCTGGGAGTCAATCAAAGAACAACGCCTGTTGACTCAAAATACAGTGACAGGTATTTTTGTAGACAGATACGTATGATTATAGAGCAAATACGAACTATCACCGAACCGTTTCGTGGAAACTATCCTCAAGATGGTGGACATCCGTTTTCAAGAGACAGTGTGGCCTGGCGTTGCTCAGATTGCAACAAGATATGGATCACTGAAAAATTAGCCAGCACACATACATGCGATAAACAATCACAGGAGTTGGATTATGACTGCACAATCAGCTGATGGCGTCAAAGGAACTCTGATTCGTTCTGTTGATGGCCGTTATTATTTTCGAATCTATCATGATCCGGATCACTTTGAGGATTATGAGTTGCAACACAGTGACATCTCTGTTGTAATTGACGACCAGGATGCGTTCTTGTATGCAGATGATTTGGGTCAACGACTGGATCACAGTCCTCAAACTTTGGGCAATGTGGACGATACTCTGCGGAATCGTAGCACTTACTTTGGAAACAATCCATGAATCAACGAATTAAGATATTGGCCATGGCCAATGCAGCGTTTGATGAGTCCAGTTTCACTGATCGTGAGGTTATCAAGTTGACTGAGTTGATTATCAAGAAGTGCGCTGCTATTATTAATGACATTCCCACTGCACCACAAGGTGCCTGGAGCGATGGATACTATGAAGGTTGCAGAGACGCAGCCAAAGCAATCCAACAACATTTTGGAATAATATGATTGACAACAATAAACTTGAAGAATTGGCCAATAAGGCAGACATTGGTTGGGATGACAAATATCATTGGTATGTGAGCAATGCCGAGCTGAGAAAGTTTGCACAAGTGGTTGCTCGTGAATGTGCCGCAGTGTGTGATGGCTATGGTATGCCCGACGGCACCAGCTCAACAGCAATGGTACTCGCAGCGGCAATCCGACAACATTTTGGAATAAAAAATGAATTACAAGTTCAAAGCCAAACGACCTCGGCGTGATCAACTACATGGCTTTTCGCCTAGTGAGTTTAAAACCATACTGAAGCGTCGTGGGTACAAAGGTCCCAG